ACCGGCAAGCTCTCTACAGCTAAGGCGTCATTGGACGGAGCAGTAAAAGACCCCGAGCTCAGAGACTTGCTGGGATACCGGGGAAACCTGAAGACCCTACTCACGACCTTCATGCGGCCTTGGGTCGAGCTCAGCACTAACGGTCGCCTCCATCCGTCATTCAATCAAGTACGTGGGGACATCTATGGCACCCGAACAGGCCGCCTTTCGTCATCTAACCCGAACTTTCAGAACATACCGACAGAGTTCAAAGGTCACCCGCCCGCAGGGCTACCTGCTCTTCCGTTTATGCGGCGCTACATTCTACCCGATGAAGGGCACGTGCTGGTCTCGTCAGACTTCAATGGTCAAGAAATGCGCATCGCTGCGCACTTTGCGGAGGGACGTGCTGCGGAAATCTATCGTAATGATCCCCGTGCGGACTTCCACGCCGCCGTGGCGCAGATCATCGAAGAAGATGCAGGACTGGTTCTTGATCGGAAGATGGTTAAGATCACCGGCTTTTCCCTCATCTATGGGTCTGGGATCAACTCGCTTGCGGAACTTCTCGGTGTCGACAAGGGCACCGCTGCGAATATAAGGAAGCACTACTTCCAAGCACTGCCCGGCTTCAAGGAATTGATGGAGGATGTATCGGCTCGCGGTCGTGCCGGCCTTGCCGTCAAGACATGGGGCGGACGATTGCTCCACGCCGAGAAGGCCAAGCTAGTCAACGGCCAAACTTGGACGTTTGAGTACAAGTTACTCAACTACTTGATCCAAGGCTCGGCGGCTGATCAAACCAAGGAAGCGATCAATTCGGTCGGCTACTGGTCGAAGTATTGCAGGTTCTTGGCTACGGTACACGACGAGAACGTCTACAGTATCGACCCAGCCGAGCTCAGCAGTGAGGTCGAGGTCATCAAGGCTTCGATGGAAGACCAGAAGGGGTGGGACGTACCCTTCAAGGCCGAGGTCAAGGTCGGCCCGAACTGGTGGGACATAGTCCCGTCGGGCGCTCCCGCGAAGTCATAGCGAACAGGTCTTTAACAGCCCTAATCGGTCCAGAAACAACTACTACCACGAATCCGGCTATACCGGGAACTACCCCTAAAATCCCACGCTAATTCAGGCTTAAAACTATGTTTAAACCGATGCTCGCAGACAATGTTGATCTCAGCTTCCTCAAATACCCAGTTGTAGGCTCTCCCAAGCTCGACGGGGTGAGAGCTACCATAGTGGGAGGCAAACTTCTCAGCCGTAATCTCAAGCTCTTTGGGAACAGAGCCCTACAGGCGATCCAGTCCGACTACCCGCTGGATGGGGAGCTAATTGTAGGCGATCCCACTAGCCCCTCGTGCTTCAGAGATACAATGAAGGTCGTATCGGCCCACGACGCGCCGATCACTGACCTCCGGTTCCACGTATTCGACATGGTCTACGAGGGCAGCTTCTCGTCACGCCTCCACGCAGCTATAGCCTCCATAGAGGGCAGTCAGTTCATGATGCAAGTACACCACGTACTGCTGGAGGACGAGACTGCTCTATTGACCTACGAGGATACAGCCCTCGAGGCAGGCTACGAAGGAATCATGCTACGCGACCCGCGTGGCAAATACAAGTTTGGCCGGAGCACCGCGCGAGAGGGGGCTCTGCTGAAGCTCAAGCGGAAGCAGACCTCCGAGGCCATCGTGATTGGATTCGAGGAGCAGATGCACAATGCGAACGAACTCAAGCAGGATAACCTGGGTTACGCAGAAAGGTCGAGTCACCAAGCGAACATGGTACCGATGGGTACTCTCGGTGCGCTTCAGGTCAAAGACGCGGTCTCTGGGGTGGACTTCAATATCGGCACCGGGTTCACATTTCAAGATAGGGATGAGATTTGGAAGAATCAGATTAAGTATCTGGGTCAAATCTGTACCTACGAGTTCCTGCCGATAGGCGTGAAAGACAAGCCGCGTCACCCAGTATTCAAGGGATGGCGTGCGAAGGAGGACTTGTGAGGCCATGGTCGCATTCCCGTCTTGGTACCTACGAAGATTGCCCCAAGCAGTACTGGTACAGCTATGTTGAGAATATACCAGGCTTTCGACCTGATTCACCGTCTGCTCAGCGAGGTAGCAACATACATGATCGAGCTGAGCAGTACCTACTGGGGAAGATTCCGATGTATCCCCCAGAGCTTCAGAAGGTCTCGGCCCACGCTATGGGGCTCAAACGTCTCAAGGCGCAGCCGGAAGTAAAGCTGGGGGTAACGGAGAAGTGGGAGCCCTGCGGGTACAACGATCCAGACACGTACCTGCGGGGTATTATCGACATTCTATTTGAGGACGCCGATGGGGTTCATGTTGAGGATTGGAAAACCGGGCAAGTGTATAATTCTCATGCTGGGCAGATGGAGACATACACGGCTATCGTGGCTGCGCATTATCCCAAGGCTACCAGTTACGTTACCAGACTCGTATACATTGACCAAGGTCTGGTTACTGCCCCCAGAAAGGTAGAGATTGATAGGGTCAAACCTATCCGCATGCTGCTCGACGGGCGCATCAAGAACGCTGAGGAGGATACAATCTTCCCCACTAAGCCGGGTCAAGCCTGTAAATGGTGCGACTACAGCAAACGCTACGGTGGCCCATGTCAGTATTAGAACTGATTACCGAGGCGAAAGTCACGGAGTACGCTTACAGTAAGAAGTGTATCAGTCTCAAGCTAAACGTCATTGGTAGAGTTGGGTGGCCCGACCGACTCTATTTGTACAAGGGCCAGTGTATTTTCATTGAATTCAAACGAGCGGGTCAGAAGCCCAGAAGGATACAGGATTACATCCATGGATGCATCAGAGATCAAGGGTTCAGAGTATACGTTGTTGATAACTTCGACCAAGGGTGCGCAGCTATCGATGACCTTACCAAGGACCGTCCGAACATTTGAGGACTTCCTCAGAGTCGACATTGCTACGGGGGACAGCGATCCCGTATACTGGGCCGTAGCCAAGGCTGCAAACACCTGGGGTCAAAACTGGGCGGCGAAGTTCTGCGTCGGTATGCTGACCTACTACCACATGGGGACAGCCGTTAAGGCGGCAGACCTAGATGGCCAGGACTTCTGGGCCTATATGATCAAGCAGTTCCCTAATGGCCCCCGTGGGGGAGCAAGACGCCACTTCCGAGGCGTGGGCGGGGAGCAGACTCTCGCATCAATGATGGCCTTCGCACCCAACCCAGTGAACTTCTTCCAGCACTTCCCGACCACCTACGCAGGAGTGAGGTCGGTCTGCGAGAATAAGCTATACGGCTTCGGGCCATACTTCCAACTGAAGATCTGCGACTACATGGACAGATGCCTAGGCATACCTATTCGCAGCTACGACGGACTGGAGAGGAACCTACCAGGCGAGCCAGCCAAGGCTGTGGCTAGTATGTTCCCCAACCTCCCGGTATCCTTGGCCTTTAGCCAACTCTGTAGAGCAGCGGAGGCCTGGAAGGTACTAGCTGCTCCAGGGTTCGACAGGCTCGTAGGGCCAGCAGAGATCGAGACCAGCTTGTGTGGATGGAAGTCCACTAAGTACAAGGGTAACTGGTTCGGGGCGGATATTGCAGAGAAGCACGATACGCTCAAGGGCTGTGGTGAACGGGGCGTATGGATGGCGAATTGGCTCCCTCCCATCATCAAGCAAGACATGTTCAAGCTGGAGCTAATGTAATGCATTGGGCACCGAAACCCTACCAGTTTGAGGCTCTGAAGTTCATCCTCAACAAACAGTACTGCGGCATCTTCCTTGATCCAGGGATGGGGAAGACAAGTACAACCCTGGCGGCAATAGCCCATCTGAGGCAGATCGGCCACGTGAAGCGGGTCTTGATTATCTGCCCCATTCGGCCCATGCGGAAGGTATGGCCTGATGAGATCAAGAAGTGGGACGAATTCAACCACCTCTCGTACACCATACTACACGGCCCGGAGAAGGACGACAACCTGAACCGGATTACGGACATCTACCTAATCAATCCCGAGGGGCTCAAATGGTTTATGGGGAAAGGTGGGATGGAGAAGATCGGCGCAGATATGTTAGTGGTGGACGAGTCGACAAAGTTCAAAGACTACTCGACAGCTCGCTTCAAGCTCATGAAACCGTACTTGGAAAAGTTCAAGCGACGTATCTGCTTAACGGGGGAACCGGCCCCAAACGGCTATATGGACTTATTTGGGCAATGCTACATGATGGATCGGGGACAGGCTTTAGGCAAGTACATTACCCACTACCGGGCAATGTTTTTCTATCCGTCTGGATTCGGGGGGTACGACTGGACCCTCCAGAAGGGCGCAGCAGAGGCGATACAGGAACGGATCAAGCCGCTAGTGATGAGCCTAGCTGCTGAAGATCATCTGGAGATGCCTGAGCTAATCTTCAACGATATAGCCATTGATCTACCCCCAGACGCGAGGAAGGTGTATAACGAGCTTGAAGACCAGTTCCTCTCCCAGATCGGCGAGAGCACAATTATATCCGTGAACGCGGCCGCATCGGGGAGCAAATGCCGGCAGGTCGCAAATGGGGGAGTATACGATGAATTTCACGTTGCCCATCAGATCCATGACGTCAAAACCCAGGCTCTCGTGGACTTGGTCGAGCAGCTTCAAGGGAATCCAGTATTCGTCGCATACGAGTTTCAACACGACCTTGAGAGAATCAAGCGTGCCTTTCCCGACGTTCCTTGCCTTACGGGCATGTCTGGCACAAGACTCGACCAGACGATTGATGCATTTAACGCTGGAAGGATTCCAGTCCTTGTGGCACATCCGGCTTCGGCGGGTCACGGACTTAACCTTCAGTCCGCCTGCCACCACGTTGCTTTCTATGGTCTCACTTGGGACCTTGATCTTTACCATCAGTTTTACAAGAGGGTTTGGAGACAGGGGCAACCAAGCAATCGGGTATTCGTTCATCGCATCCTGGCGGACAAAACGCTCGACAAGACCGTAGTCAAGGCGCTGTACGGCAAGGATCGGACCCAGGCGCACTTCTTGAAGGCCATTCGGGAAAGGACTCCAGATGAAGTTGCTAATTAAGCTCCACGGCACTAGTGGGGCGGGGAAGACAACCGTAGCAAGGGATCTGATGGCTCTCGACCCTGCCCCCAGGACGCTACTGAATAAGGCTAACCGCAAGCCGGAGGCGTATGAAGTCCACCTACCTGGATGCTCCAATCTGCTGTATGTTCTGGGGCCCTATACTGCTACCTGCGGCGGATTGGACGGTCTCAGCGACGTTCTCGATCACATACGACTCCTGGACCACTACGGAAAGGTTGGCCATGTCTTCTATGAAGGACTCCTCGGTTCAGAATACTACGGCAGGATCGGGAAAGTCAGCGAGCAGTTCAAAGACAGCCACATCTTCGCCTTCCTCGACACCCCGTTACAAGTTTGTCTTCAGCGGGTACAAGCTAGAAGATTGGCCAAAGGGAATACCAAACCCCTCGACCCCTCAAATACAGTGGGCCGTGTGGCTAAAATCGCCCGTCTCAAAGTAAGACTGGAGACGGAGTTTCATCGCCCCACCATCATGATCGACCACACCAATGCTGCAACTCAAATCCACAGACTATACATGGCCGCAGATGCTACCTGATCAGCTAGAGACCCTCAAGTATTGGATCAAGGAACGCGAGAGCATCCGCGTCATGAAGGACGCCCACATTCGGAAGCCCTGGACCAAGGACCCCATACTACAGCACTTCAAATTCTGCAACGTACATAGGGAGCACGACCGTGTTACTCAATGGTTTGCCGCTAATTGGCGTGCTGAAAAGTATTGGCATCACCCCAATTTCATTCCTGCTATCATGTTGGGCCGTACTATTAATTGGCCTGATACTCTGGAAGCGATAGGCTTCCCCCACGTATGGGAGCCAGACGCCATCGTAGCTAAGATGGACGAGATACAGGAAAGCGGCAAGAAGGTCTACACTGGGGCCTACATGATAACGGCAGGGCCGACCGGCGTGCGGAAGAACGAGTGGGTCATAGGGAACGCTGAGTACTACTTCAAGAAGCCTCCCACGCTAGACCCCAATTCGATCCGCGTCAGCTGGGAGTCGATAATTCAAAGTCGTTACCCTTGTGTGGGTCCGTTTATCGCAGGCCAGATCATCGCCGACTTGAAGCAAACTCCCCATCTGAGGGACGCGAAGGACTGGTATAGCTGGGCGGCTCTAGGCCCAGGTTCGGCCCGTGGGTTAAACCGCCTATGGGGCAGACCTCTCGGGCACTCGCTACGGCAGGACCAGGGATTGAAGGAAATGTTACAAGTCCAGGAGGCGCTCCAGTCAGGACTCTGCCTCCAGGATGTACAGAATTGCCTGTGCGAATTCGACAAATATCAGCGAGTGAGCTCCGGGCAAGGTAAGCCGCGGTCAGGTTACGCGGGAATATAACTCAGAGGAGTAGTCATGGGAAAGAAGCCGATCATTTTGATCAATGGAAAAGGTACCAGCATCAACGCTCACTTCTGCTACAAGAAGCCGCAAAGTGCGTCGAATCGAGCCATAGCCCTCGCAATGGAGGGGAAACATAAGTACATCCAAATCTGGGACACGACCCGAGGCAAGGAGATCGCCTATGTGTCCCGTACCGCCAACTCAGTTACCCTCTCGGTGATCAACTAATGATTCTCGCCACCCAATACGACGATGTGAATATCGCGTACTTTGAGATGCAGTACATCAAGAAGCACTATGTACGGCAGGAGGAGACGCGCAACGGTCGGGCTCTGGTATTCAGTGGGCCCGTATGTGTCTCCCATACGATGCCCTACCGGCGCGTCTTGTTTGACCCCATACGCGACGCCAACCCATTCTTCCACTACATGGAAGCGATCTGGATGCTAGCTGGGTCGGAGAACGTGGACTTTCCCAGCCGATTCGCTAAGCAGATACGTCAGTATAGCGATGACGGGGTAGTGCTGTATGGGGCCTACGGTCACCGCTGGAGACACTCATTTGGAGTGGATCAGATTGACGAGGTGATTGAGAAATTCAAGAAAGACCCGTTCACTCGTCGTGCGGTAATAGGCATGTACGATCCCACCTACGATACAGAGTACAGCGGTAAGGACATGCCGTGCAACACGCATATCTACTTCAGGAACGAGGACAACCGGCTCAACATGACGGTCTGTAATCGGAGCAACGACCTGGTGTGGGGTATGTTGGGGGCGAATGTGGTCCACTTCTCGGTACTGATGGAGTACATCGCCGAGGCTCTCAACATGACTATGGGGACATATCACCAGTTCACTAACAACCTCCACGTATACGATGGCTGGCAGGATCGGTATTACGCCAACCCAGACCCGTTCTACACTCACCACGGAGCGTTACCCAGGATACCGTTCGGGCCTGAATCCTTAGACTGGAAGGAAGCCGCAGACTTCGTGGAGAACGAGGACATCACGGGGATGAAGTCGCCGATA